GAATATCATTTTTCAATGACTCATCATGCAGCTACTGCATTTTGGTATAATAATGACTTATATAAAAATAATGATGCAGATGGTAATACTGCTAAAGAATTTTTAAATAACTTATTTGATAAGATGATACCTTTAATTGAAAAAGGTAAAGTCATATATGAAGAAAAACAAAAAGCTAATAATATTGTTTCAATATCACCAGCCGTAAAGTTAATGAGAAAAATTAACAACACTATAATGCAAGAATTACTTGATCTAGAAGACAAGTGGATCGATGGTGACGATGCCACAATTAACATATACGATAGATTCAAGTACCATGGCTTAACAAATACTGCAATAAGTCACGTTAAGCCTATGATTGAGGGTTGGCTCCTTGATTATGAGGATGCCTACTATAAAAGATGTGATCAGGCAGTTGAAGGTTACTCCCACCTTAAAAGGTCAACCCTCAATCACAGAATTAAAGTTTGTAAAGCAATGTTAGAAGACCTTGAAAGAATTAGGTCTGCAACTAAAGCAACTCGAAATGTAAAGGTTAAAAGACCTAAATCAGTTGATAAACAAGTTGCTAAAGTGCAATACAAAAAAGAGGATAATGATTTTAAAATCGTATCTATTAATCCAATTCAAATACCTACTAAGTCAAGGTTATATGCATTCAATACTAAAAGTAAAATGGTTATTGAATACATTACTGAAAGTGTCAATGGATTTGAAATATCTGGTTCAACAATTAAGAACTTTTCAAAAGGTTTAAGTAGAACAATATGTTTACGTAAACCACTTGATTTCTTACCGGTTGTTTTACAGAAAACACCAAAGCAAATAGATGCTGCTTGGCAAACTCTTAAAACAAAAACCAAAGTACCAAATGGTAGGATTAATAAAGATACTATATTATTAAGGGTTTTAGACAAATGAAAGTAGAAGAACAATTTCTAACAAAGTCTAAATTTACAAAGCTTATTGAAGGTACTGTGGCTGATATGAAGATACCTTATATGGATGCAATATTACATGTTTGTAATAAAAATGATATTGAACCAGAAGATGTAAGGAAGTTTATATCACCAGTTATCAAAGATAAGCTTGAAGCAGAGGCAATGGATTTAAACTTTTTACCAAAAAAGAATTCCATTGACTCGTCACTTTTTGAATAGTCGTATATATATTACTATACAAAAAATACTACAGTTAATATTTCAGTTAATAAGGAGACAATACTATGTCATTTGAAACATTAAAACGCAATCGCGGCACTAACATCAATAAAATCATAGAAGCAGCACAAGCATCTGGCGGAGGTGAACAAAAGTCCTATGTAGATGAAAGGATTTGGAAACCTACAGTAGATAAAGCCGGTAATGGCTATGCTGTAATTAGATTCTTACCGGGTAAAGATGGTTCAATACCATTTGTAAGATATTGGGATCACGGCTTCAAAGGTCCTACTGGTCTATGGTATATTGAAAATTCACTTACATCAATAGGTCAAACTGATCCAGTTGGTGAACTTAATTCAAAGCTTTGGAATTCTGGTATTGATGCCGATAAGGAAAAGGCAAGAGCTCAGAAAAGAAGATTACATTATGTTACTAACATATATGTAGTTCAAGATCCATCAGCACCTCAAAACGAAGGTAAGGTATTCTTATACAAATTTGGTAAGAAGATCTTCGATAAGATTATGGATAAAATGAATCCTGAATTTGCAGATGAAACTCCAATGGATGCATTTGATTTTTGGGAAGGTGCAGACTTTAAATTGAAGATAAGAAATGTTGAAGGTTATAGAAACTATGATAAGTCAGAGTTTTCTGCACCAGCATCATTCCTTGAAGGTGATGAGGCTAAATTAGAAAGTGTATATAATGAATTACACGACATCACTGAGTTCACTAATCCAAAGAACTATAAGACATATGATGAACTTAAAACTAAATTGATGAGAGTTCTTGGTGAAGATATGACTTCAATGGGGTCAATGACTATGAAAGAAGAAGTCAAAATAAATGATCCAATATCTGCAGTTGAACCCGTCACTGCCGAAGAAGTCAGTTCAGAAGATGAAGATACAATGTCTTATTTTGCTAAGTTAGCTAAAGAAGATGCCTAGAATAAATTACTAGGATTACGTATATCACTACTTAAAGTAAAATCTTTTCTATCAGTAGATCCGGAGTTGTCTAAAACAATTCCGGAACTATTGTTATTATTGATAGTTCTATTAAAAGAATTTGTGTTAATAACATCACCACCTGCACCCATGGCAGTAGGATTACCTGTAGGATCCATACCAGCATAAGTATTTTCAAACTGTGTTCGAACACCACTTGTAGCACTACCTTTATAAGTTTGAGCTAGCTCCTCACCACGTTTCGTAGCTGCTGCTTGAGCTCTTGCTGCTCTTGGATTACCGGCTTTCTTAAATTCACCGTCGTCGGTGCCTAGTAAAAAGTTAGCTAATTTTTCTGCAATCATTTCACCAGCAAAGAATCCTAATCCACCACCAATTAAACCACCTATTAGTGTTCCTGGCCCTGGAAAAAAGCTTCCTAAAGCTGCACCTAATTTAGTACCAGCAACACCTCCAATTAAACCTGCAAAAACTTTAGTTAATGACTCGGCATTTAATGTGCCTGTTGCAGCCATTTGTATAATATTACCAATACCGAATAGTGCAGCCAATGGTCCAGTTCTACCAACAAATTTTATAAATTTTAAGAGTTTTGGAAATTGTCTCAAACCTTTTAAATTTACATCCATCTGACGATCAAATCTGCTACCTGCACCTGTTTGCATTCTTCTCATATCTTTTGGTGCACCTGTTGTAGTTCTTCCAGTTCTAGGCGAATCGACATCTGTTGGAGGCTTTGCACCAGTTAATTTTTTATAACCAAGATATGCGGCTCCAGTGGCAGCTGTACTTGCAATGAACCCGCTTGAATCAGTTGTTTCATTGCCCATTAACTTATTAATAGCCATGCCACCGCCAGCGATTGCTAGTAATGCGAGGCCTGCAGGTGTTCTTAATAATACTTTTGTTGCAATTGCTAGTAAACCAATTATTTTCCCAGGCATTAATAATGTTGCAACACCGCCTATCAATGCAATACTCTTTGCTATATCTGCAATTTTATTTTCACTTGTACCTTCAAGTAAATTATTGATACTTTCTAATCCACCTGCCACTGCGCTGGTAATACCAGAAAAGAATTTGCCTAAAGCTGGAAATTTTACTTGTAAATCTTTTAAGTTTGTAAGTAATCGTCCAGCCTGTTCATCAACTTCTTTATTACTTAGTAATCCACCTAGTGCGGCACCAATTAATCCGAATCTTGGACCTAACAAAAATCCAAGTGCACCACCTTTAACAGCTCCTGCAATAGTATCTTTTACTTCTTTCTTTGCGTCCGGACCTGCTAAAAATTCTGCAATTTGATCACCAAATAATAAACCTAAACCAGCAATTCCACCTCTAAATATTTTTGAGCCAACTAAACTCGTTAAAAAAGCACCAGCTAAACCTATAGGTAAAATACCACCTAACTTCCCAAATAAATCTTTTGTTAAGCCAAATCCTTTTTTACCTGCACTTGCAATTGCACCACCTGCTGCAGCAGCACCTGAGCCAACACTACTTATAACTGAAGCTTTACGTTCACGTTTATCTTCAATATCTTCTCTTCTATCACGTGTATCTTTATCTTGCATAAATTCAACAAATTTAGAAATTCCTTTATTTGTTTCTTTTTGCTCTTTTGCTACACCTGACAGTGCTATATTTGTAACACCTAAAGTTGCATTGACTTCTGCTAATGTGGTCATCTTGCTTGCCTTTGTTGCCTCTGTTCTTCTCGTGCTTTTTCTTCTAAATGATCATTTAGTAACATTAAATATACCTCTCTCTCCCACGGTAACATTCCTTCTAAGTCTGATAATGAATAGTTGAAATGTTGCATCATTAAAAAATTCGTCTTGAAATAGTTCTCCAACGTTTCATGAGAGAGGTTAATTAAAAAAAATCTTGCAGTCCTTTCAGTTCTACA